GGAGAGGTAAAAGAAACACTACTGGAAGAAAGTATTTTTGTTCTTGACAAAGGGTAAAACATCTGGTATAGTGTATACAGCAGAGTGAGAGATTTGTCACTCTGACTTTAACTTTAATAGAGGTGAATAAAATGGGTTTAGACCTAGATAAAATGAGAGAGAAACTCAACAAACTACAAAACAAGAATCCTGGCTCCGATGTCTTTTGGCGTCCCCAGGATGGCGAGCAAACGCTTCGCATTGTCCCAACCAAGGACGGAGACCCGTTCAAGGATTTCTGGTTCCACTATAACGTGGGCAACAACCCCGGCTTCTTGAGTCCAAAGAGAAACTTTGGCACGCAAGACCCGTTGGACAGCTTCGTTCGCAAGCTGTTTAATGATGGAGACGAAGAGTCAATCAAGATGGCTAAGTCTCTTAGCGCACGCCAGCGCTTCTTCTCGCCAGTCCTCGTTCGAGGAGAGGAAGACAAGGGTGTTCGTATCTGGGGATACGGCAAGCAAGTGTATGAGAAGCTTCTCAACCTTGTTCTTAACCCAGAGTATGGCGACATTACCGATCCCGAGTCAGGAACTGACCTTGTGATCAACTACGGTAAGCCCGCTGGTGCCCAGTTCCCACAGACTGGGGTAACTCCACGACGTAAGTCATCTGCACTTTGTGATGATGCTGTCGGTGGGACCGAGCGATGTGCAGAGTTGCTCGACAACATCCCAGAGTTTGAGGGTCTTTTCAATAAGAAGTCCCCCGAAGAGGTAGGTCAACTCTTGGATGAGTTCCTTCTTAGCCAGTCAGACGCAGAGAGCGTCTCATCTGAGACTTCGAAGTTCGGAAAGGACAGTGGAGATACCACTACCACTTCCTCCAAGAGCAAAGTCGATGACGCCTTTGGCGACCTAATGAAAGCATAAACACTTTCTCCGTACCGCAGGGAGGCATGGGTCTACAGATGCCTCACTTTTCTACTAACACACAGGAGACTAAATGAGCTTACAAGATAAAATCAAAAACGCTAATGTAACAGACGACCATCCAGTCACGCTTGTCTTTCAAGACAGCACGGATGTGAAGCACTGTTTTGATGACTATCACGGATGGGTAGTTGAGGAGAGCCCTCTCGTCCCAGCCGTAGCAGCCGTCGTGACAGATCCTGCGTTTGAAGATAACACTATTATTCAAGAGATGCGTGACGGCGGATACTTGGAGGGATATAGTGAGAACCCCACCGACGTTGCCGAGGTTCTTAAGGAGCATGGCTACAGTGATGGGAATTGGATTGGAATGGACTTAGATCAGTGGGACTACAAGTGGGGTGAGGTTACCTTGACCACGCAAGTAGAGACAACTGTATCACAGGTTCTAAGTGCCAACCCAGATTCTTTGAACGGCTGGACAGCCACGTTAGAGACCGAGCTTGGTGAACTCAAGCTTGAGAGCTAATCTTTACCGCAGGGAGGCACGGGTTTACAGGTGCCTCACTTTTACAAACAGGAGAAAACGTTGGCAAAACTAAAGAAAACAAAAGTTGGAAAGCTATCCGCCGCAGACATCCGATCTATGATTCATAAGAAGTCCGGTCAGGCAGTAGCACACAATCTACAAGAGGAGAACCCCACCGAGGTAAAGGATTGGATTTCCACAGGCTCCCGTTGGCTTGATAGTATTATCGCCAGGGGCCAACTAGCAGGAATTCCTGTAGGAAAGGTGGTCGAGATCGCAGGACTTGAGGCGTCAGGTAAGAGTTACATGGCCGCACAAGCAGCAGCCAATGCTCAAAAGATGGGTATTGACGTTGTTTATTTTGATTCTGAGTCCGCTATTGACCCAACCTTCTTACAGAAAGCAGGGTGTGATTTGGATACCCTGGTCTATGTTCAGGCTCAAAGCGTTGAGTTTGTTCTGGAGACCATTGAGTCTTTGCTTGAGATGAACGAGAGCCGAATGCTCTTCATCTGGGATAGTCTCGCACTAACCCCAGCAATCAGCGATGTAGAGGGAGACTTCAATCCTCAATCATCAATGGCGATGAAGGCACGAATTCTTGCGAAGGGTATGAGTAAAATTACTGTCCCTATTGCGAACACTCAATCAACCTTCTTGGTTCTGAACCAGTTGAAGACAAACATCACCCGAAGTCCATCCGAGGCTATGGTTGAACCATATATGACACCAGGCGGGAAGGCAATGATTTATGCCTACTCCCTCCGTATCTGGCTCACTGGACGCAAGGCCAAGGCATCTTTCGTATTGGATGACCACGGCTTCCGCATCGGATCTGAGGTAAAGGCTACGCTTAAGAAGTCCCGCTTCGGAACACAGGGACGACAATGCACCTTCAAGATTCTTTGGGGTGAGAACATTGGAATCTCTGATGAAGAGTCATGGTTTGAAGCTATTAGAGGTTCCAAGTATCTCTCAGGTTCAGGCTCGTGGTACACAATGGACATGGGCGACGGAACAACAGAGAAGTTCCAACCAAGCCGATGGGTAGAGAAGATGCAAGATGAAAAGTTCAAAGAGCGTGTCTTGTCCATTATGGATGAGGAAGTCATCTTGAAGTTCCAGAACCGAGTAGGTTCCGCAGATGAGTTTTACGACATCGAAGGAGAATGAATGTTTCCAAAAAAACAAGTGGTTATCTTCACTTAGCAAGAAGGATGGCGGAGCAAAGCACCTACGGCAACATTAGCCATGGTGCTGTCCTTGTCAAGGGCGGCTCCGTCATCAATGCTTCTTACAACAAAGATAACTCTTGTTCTTTTGGGAGCAGGTTCAGAGATCCCGATAGAGGCAGGGCTACACTCCACGCCGAACTCGGATGCATTCTCAACCTAGACAAGTCTGTGACTCAGGGTGCTACGATTTATGTCGTGAGAGTTGGAAAAAGGGGAGACTTCAAAATGAGCAAACCTTGTCCAATGTGTAACGGAGCACTAAAACATGTAGGAATAAAGAAAGTATTTTACACAAGCGATGAAGGAACGCTAGAAAGTTATAAATTATGAAACTAAACACAGGCGACATTGTAGGAGTTAAAGAGGATGAGGTTTATCGCCCTCTGTTGTGGAAACAATCGGACCTCTTCAACAGCATGGTGGTTTACTTTGTCTATTGGCAGACAGAAGACTATGAAGAAAGACACGAAAAAAGTGAAGTAATAAAGCCAGGAACACTACTATTATATATTGGCCCCTTCACAGACTGGAACACTCGACAAGAATTTCATAAGTTCTACCACGCCAGCGGCGAAGAATACGCCATTAGAGAAAAAGATTTTAAATTTTTGGAGATGATAAGTGAAAGTCGGTGACCTAGTACAATGGAAGAAAGATCATAAATATGTTGGTGTCGTTATAGACACTTGCATGGAAACCCCCGACGTCGTTGAGATCTACTGGCTCAACGGCAGAATGAAACAATTTAACATGTCGAGAACATTAAACATAATTTCACAGGTAAAAAAGCAAGAGGAGATAGATGCTAGAGGTATTTAAGAATTCACACCCGCTCACCAAGATAGCGGCAGTCTGCTTTGTTCTTGGAAAAATAATGTTCCTCTTCACTCTATCGGCCCTGGCCATAGACTACACCCTCGCCGCCACCTTCTTGGCTATTCAGTCCGCACTAATCCTTACAGCAATTGTCTTGCCCATCATTGTCCACCTCTCTGAAAAGAAGAAAGAAACTAAGATTCAGATCGAAGGGCGCTCTTTCTCTCTTTCTGAAGAAGAGCTTGACAAACTGAAGAATTATATGTATAATATTCACGGCACTTAAATCGGAGACAGAGATTGAAAAAGGAAAGACTTCTTCAGATACTACGTGAAGAGAACCCAGAACAAGAAATCAAAATTGGATACCGCAAACTTAAAAAGAACCGTGACGCATACGGATACAACCGATATGAAATACTGAAGATAAACAAAGTACCAATCTCTAAATGGTTACCATACGTTGACGACCTCACGGACAAATACTTTGACGCCCTATTGGTTCGTTTGCGGAGAGATATAAAAGATTATTTGAAAAGGAAGAAAAATGAAAAGAAATAGAATCTTAATAGTTGATGGGCTCAATGCCTATTACAGAAGCTACATTGTAGACCCGAGCTTATCGACCAATGGAGTTCCAATTGGGGGCGTCAAAGGCTTCCTCAAGATCTTACAGAAGCTTGTTAGGGAAACAACACCAGACCGAGTAGCGATTATCTGGGACGGCCCTGG